CGCGCATCCTAGGCAGTAATCGAGGCGTCGTGCCCCTGCGATCCACCCCCGTTTGCGTGCTGCGCATGGCGTCGCGCGCTCACGGGGGTGCATCCCAGAGACCGTCTCGCAAGTGTTGCAGTTAACGGGCCACCCTCGGTCTAATGTCCTCCACGGTTCCCCTGAACCCATACTCTTCCGCCCTGTACGAGGCCCAGAACGTATGCACCACCGCACCTGGCGCATCGCTCCACTGCTTGTCGGGCCTCCGCCTCACAGCCTCCCACACATGGCTGCCCTCAATCCGTGAGTACTCGTACACGTCGTCGTCGTTGCCCTTGCTGTCGAGCCATACCTCTGGTACCGCGCCAACTCCGGTGGCAAGGTAGGCATCCCTGATGAGCTGGCCCGCCTCAGACTGCTTGGCGTCAACAGTGGCGAACCGGACAGGCTTGATGAATGATCCACCCCGTCCGGACTGCTGAACCTGAATGCCATCCACGGGGAGGAAAATGCCTTGCCCTGGACCACCGAGAGCAACAACGTCGCCCTTGAGGTAGCGCATCAGCCTTGGAGAGTTGACCATGATCCCATCATCCGCGAGTTTATCAAGGGTGCCCTCGAGGTGACGCAGGGGCATCGGATCAAGGGGGTCACAAGCCACCCCGTCAAGCTCCGCCACACCCGTCACAACCATGAGCGCACGCCCTTGACTAAACTTGACGAGCTCGACGACAAACGCGCCGGGAACCGACAGCTGCACCTTCATAGGCCGGACAAACCTGTAACGTGATGAGATAAAGACGGCGGTTGGCCCGTCAAGAAGGAGAAGACCAGGCTCACCATCTATCTTGGGCGTGCAAAACGCTGCAGTGTGCGACCTGACGTCACTAGCGAGGGGAATGCGCTTGACGCCTTTGGCATTGACGGGCACCATCGCCTCGGAAACAGGGTCGTGGGGTAGCTCTTTCGGTAACGCAAACAGTATGGGTGCTGGTGGCAGGGCGGAGACATTGGCCAGAACACGGCCAGTGGACGTGTCGCGCCCCGTGAACCGGAAACAAAACAACTCCCATACCTGAACCCCGGACGGTGATGCTGAGGAAAGGAACCTGCCGACTAGCTCGAAGTCAGGAGCGCCTGACTCACACGAGTAAGACACATCATCGGCGTACCGGCCACAGATGGTGGCCGGGTTGTACTCCTCCTCAGGCGCCACATCACCAAGCCTGCTACCCTCACTAAATTGCGTGGCGTAGACGTGATGGTCCACGTAAAAGTGGCCACCATGTCGCATCACCCCTCCGACGCGGTCTGCAAACTCCACGAACTGCCTCCCACCACGCAGGATCTGACCGACGCACTTTGTCGCAGTGACAGTGTCGAACAACCTGGTCCCAGCGTTCCCCAACAACCACGTGTACGCATCCTCATGCACATACTCCACCACAACATTGGCATCGAGGCCCTCCATGGCCACATGCCTCCTAAGCCGGTCCAACGCCGCCTTGTCCACATCAACAAACACAACCAACCTAGGAGCGAGCCTAAGCAACTTAAGCATGTTCCTTGAGGAGCCCGACCCTAAGAACAGGAAAGCCGAGCCAGTGACCCTGGTATTGCGCCGAATGAATTGCCTGAGCATGGCGTTGTACCTACCCTGGTCGTGGCGTAACTGGCTTCCCTGGGGCGATCGCATGTAGTCATCAGCAGGTCCAGCCTCAAACTGAGAGTCATCAGGCAGCGCAGGGGGGGATCTTGATTTCGGGAACCCAAACTCAAAGATCGGGTACGGTAGCCCGGCGTTGACACCGCCGGCGCGGGTGCTCTTGCCTGCCACCGTCCTCGAACGGACCGACGGCCCACCGTATGATCCACCCGAGCTAACTGACATACGCCTCTCAGTAAGGCTGGGGGTACCTGGCGACTCCGGGATCGGGGAGTGCTTTGGTCCTCTCAAAACGAAGCGTTTAGGCGCCATTTTCCTAGAGTGATATCCCGAACAGCAACACTTGCGAGATATTTCTAATGTTTTCC